GACCTTCGCCATATGCTGCGGATTTAATTTTATTGTAAATCATCTACTCTTTCTCCAGTTTTCATACTAGTTTCTATAGCTTCTCTTTCTTTGGGATTAAGTGCTGACTGAGGTCCAATCTTTAATGTTTCCCAATCAACAACACTTGTAAAACTTTCCATACGATTACTTCTCATTTTTACACAATTAAATGTCATACATTCATCTTGCTGTTCCCAAGTTTCTAAAGCATAGGCAGCATCTGCAGCATCTAATATACCTTTTGCAAATCTAGCCTCTCCACTTGCATCTGTTTGATAAGGTGCAAAGAAGAGAGTTTCATACTCTTGTGCATATAGTTTCATTTTCTTACTTACTTCTATTTGTTCTGTCCAGTCATACTGTCCTGTACGACTAGGGGCATTATGACGTCGAACTTGGTTTAGATAGTCTACTATTACTACTCCTATATCTAATTGATTAATTTTCTTATCTAATTCAGACTGAATTTTAGAGAGTGTAAGAGCTGGATCATAGATTACATCTAGTTGTTTTTCTTTGTGTAAAGGAAGTTTTGTTAATTTCTTATGAAAATCTTCAAAATTATGAGTTTTTTCAAATTCTGGTAATAATTCATGTCCACCATCAAAACGACCTGCCCACCAGCCACCAACTAAATTCCACTCTTCTGCACTTAACATTTTGCTGCGAAGTCGTTTGAGCGGAATACGAGTAGCAATGGAGCATATTCTTTGTAAAATTTGTCTGCTATCCATCTCTATTGTAAAGTACAAAGCGCTACGCCCTGAGGCATATACATTTGCTGCAAGATTACAACAGGTTAAAGATTTACCAGCACCTCGTCGCCCTCCTACTAGGACTAGATCTCTTGGTGAGAATTGTATTTGTGAATCATACTCACTATTGAGTCCCAAGGGTAAATACCTCGATAGTTCTTTGTCGTCCTCGAATAAAGATATACTTTGCATACTTTCTTCGGGTGGTTTGACATCTACCTTGTCACTTACCCTCAACACTATTTCTTGGAGTTGTTCTATGTTTTCTTCTGCACTAGCCATTGCGACTGTGTTGTCAATATATTTATCAAGTTCATCTAGTATTTCTACTTGTGCATATTCATTCTTTAAATAGTCAAGTAATAGCCAAGCGTCAACCTCGACTTCAACTGATTCGATTGCAAATATTTTTTCTTGAAGGGTTCGATCTCGCACTTCATAACGGAGATCTTCGAATTTGGGGAGATCCTGATAATTATCGATATGTTTATCTAGGATACGGAATATCGGCTGGTACTCGCCAGGTAGGTAATGTTCTTTTAACTTAGACCATGTATCTAAATCTTTTTGAACAATAATTTGTTTTAGTAACGCAGACGCAATATTCAATGAACTCTCCCATAAGTTTTTTAAGCAAAAAAGTGGGGGAACGAATCCCCCACACGAAATTAATTAGTAATTAACCGATTTCTTTTTTAGCTGCGCCGTTGTAGTCTGAACATTGTAGACCTCTTCTTGTTAGCATAGTTTTAACACCTCTAACTGTTTTGCCAATTTCGTCAGCAATTTGTTCTACAGTCATTCCAGTGATATCTAAGCCAGCAAGTACGTCTGCTTTGCTTGAACCTTTGGTTTCTCTTTGTTTTGGGATAGAGTTAATCTCACCACTTCTTAATAGAGAAAGAGCTTTACCTCTGATTGAGTTAACTGATTTGCCAAGTGCGTCAGCGATATCTTCTACAAAAGATCCACCGTTAACCATTTCAACAAATGTTGCTTCTTCTTCAGGAGTGTAAGTTCTAACTGTTTCTACTTTAGGAGCTGGTTTGACATGCTCTGTAAGTTCCATAGAAAGGATTTTTCCTTGAATTGATTTAGCAGAGAACTGTCCACCTTCGAAGTGAGATGCGATCTCAGCATAGGTGTAATTTCCGCTGTTGTCTTGCACAAAAGTTGCAAGTGTTGCTTCTTGATCGTCTGAAAAAGACTTAGAAGCAGATGCTGAAGCTAATTCAACATCAAAACCCATTTTTCTCAATTTTGAAGAAACTGATCTTGTTGAAGTTTCAAGTTCTTCTGCTGCTGATGCAACTGTTGACTGAGAAATAGGGCTTTCAGAACCTACAAAGTCTACAAGAGCTTGGGTTCTTTCGTCTGTCCATTTTGGTAATGCCATTTTTAAATTTCCTTAATTAAATTTTTTATGTTATTATATATTGTTATTCCCATAGTTTCTGCTTTTCTAGTTTTCGCACTTTCGATGCCACTCTCATTTATTAAAATAGTAACATCTTTGGTCAAATTATCCTTTACAACAAAGCCGTATTTTTCTAGTACTTGTTGTGCGGCTGCTTTTGTCGGATAGCTTTTTAACTTTCCTGATATACAAACTGTTCCCTTAGTGTCAGTCGAACTGACCTGCGCTTGCTTTTTACAAGTAAAAGAAAAGGGTAAGTTATAATATTCATTTGCATGAAAAGTGTTTACTAACCAGTCCACAAGATTCGACGCCGCTTTCTGACCCAGACCTGCCTCTGTGCACGTCTCTAGGGTTATCTCATTTAATGATGAGATGTTTTTTGCTAATTTATTAGAGGCACTTGTGCCGATCAGCGGTATCGAAAAGGCTGGAAGTAGAGTTATTAGGTCGACGCTCTTTGATTTCTGTATCTCTGCGTGTAACTTCGTACCCAATTTCTCTGATTCCAGTAAAAAAGATATTTCTTCTTGGGATAATGAATAAATATCATGATAATCTTCAAGACCTAGTTTTGCAATAGTTGCTGGACCAAGCCCTTTGATTTTTAATGTTTTTGCGAAGTGCTCAATCTTTTTAAATGACTGAGCAGAACAATCACTGTTTTTACAAAATAGTTGATCGTTAACCCATTCTAAAGCACTGTTACATGCTGGACAATGTGTTGGCGGTACTATCTGTCTCAATGTTTGTCTTTCTCCCAAATATGATAATATTATAACAAACGAGTGACCATTTGTCAAGAATTATTTTTGGGGAAGTGGGATAAAATAAGAGAAGAAATTTTGAAACACTCTGTATGCCCACCAAATTTTTGAGTTGGGGAATAGCTATCATGTTTAAACTTCTCATGAAGGGACTGCTCAATTTTCCAGCAGTTGTAGATGGTGTCGTGATAAGTTCGTTGAATACGCAACTCATAGCCTTTAAAACCACGACTTCTTTTGATCACATGCCGCCAGTCTTTTCCACTAGCGATTCCAACCTTGATACATTCACGTTCAAAGGTTCGGGTATTTACTAGAATAACTCCATAAAGAACTCCTTCTTTGTCTTGTTCTTCTGGGTGATTATTAAAATATGTTTGGTTATAAACTCCACTCATATTTTTACTTGCCACTTATTACAAGTTTCTTCTGATAAAACAAGGGTGGGAGTGGCAACTCTGCACCACCCTTCGGTTAAATTTTTAGATATATCATGTAGAGGTTCATAGAATTTACACTCTCCACATGGATTTGTTGGTAGAGGTTTTTCTCTACGAAGTTTGATTTTCTTCAAAGTTCTTTACTCGAAAACAGTAGTTATCTGCTGCACTTTCTGCATATTCTTCGCTGTGTCCGTCATACTTCTCTGAAGCAATAAAGACTGAATCGTCTCCTTGAGTTTCATAGTAATCACAGCCCCAAGTACCATCAGAGTATTTAAATACTACTGCTTCACGACCCTCTTTTACATAGGTGTGATATGACACTCTATCTGATTGTTTCATTAATTGTTCCTTAGTGCAATCGCACTGATAACGAGGTATTCCACATACCTCACAGTCCATTTGTAAATACATTAATCTATCCTTGCTACTATTTGTGGGATGATTTCTCCTGCTCTTATAACTTCTACTTGGCATCCGATTTCTAATCCCAGTGCTTCTATGATTGCCATATTGTGTAGAGTTGCTCTACTTACTGTGGCATCGCCTATTTTGATTGGTTCGAGTATTCCCACTGGGGAAACACATCCTGATTTACCTACTTGCCATACAACATCAAGTAGTTTTGTAACTACTCCTTCTTGTCGTACTTTCTTGGCAAAGGAGGCGCGGGGATGGTGAGAGGTATAGCCAAGCTTTTCAAAGTAAGCATTGTCTATAACTCTCCACACATTTCCGTCTTGGGGGAATTCTGTATAGTCTGCATCAACGGAGGTTTTAAAACCCCACTGAGAAAGAAGATGCATATCTTCGATATAATTATTCGTTGGATATGGTTGCACTCCGTATGCAATAAATGTTAGATCTCTTTCTCTAAATTCGTTGATGTCTTTTAAGTTTAGCGCACCCGCTGCATAGTTTCTTGCATTTTCAATTGTAAGTGGTGCGACTATTTCTCCTGTGATCTGCATTACTTTTGTACTTTCTGCTTCGTCTGTCCATATTTCACAGGGAACAAGATATCTCATTTTGTCTGTAATATCCATTCCAAGTTTGCCATCACCTCTTGTTAAAGCAAGGGATAACTTTCCTCGAATATATTGTAAACTTACCGCAGCACCATCAAGTTTTGGAGTAACAACAAGTGCTTCTCCATCATAATGTGGTGTATTTTCTCCAGCATATACTTTTTGTAGAGAATACATGCGATAGGCATGCGGATATCTATTATCATAGGATTCACTTCCTACTGTTTCTGAGATTTCATACTGTTCAAGCAATCTATCATATAATTCGTCAGACATAAAAGGCTTACCATTGTAGTAAGCAACTTTTGCTTGTTTGATTAATGCCTCTAAATTTTTCATATGTATATTATACTAAATTTAACAAGACTTGTCAAGAATTATTTTTCGTATCCAAACAACTCAAAATCTTCACCAGCCCAAAGTTGGATCTTTTCTTTTCTTTCTCGAGTTTCTACTTCTTTCCATGAAGGATGACGATTATCATTTTTAACAGGTAGTATTATGTCTTTTGGTAAAAAATCTAATTGAGTAATATCTTCTTGTAGAGATTCTAGTTTTAAAACTACATTATATCCTATTGATTTTACATACTTCCACATAGGAAAATATCTATACATTAATCCATTGACTTCTGTTGCATCATGTTTTAGTGTTGCGTCTAAGCAATAATCAATGAATTCATCAAA